GTAGTTCAAACTCCATAGCTATAGGATTGCAAAATATATAGTAGAAAAAGCCAGTCCTGTGATACCAAGTGTCAGTGCTGTGTTAGTAATTATTAACCGTCTGTTCTTCTTTTTTAATTCACCTATTTCATTATCCTTTTCAGTTGCAATGGCCTTTTCAATGCTTTGTTTATTCTTATATATCTCGGCTAATGTTTCATAACTCGTTGCTTGTATGCCTGTTATTTTCGAATAATATGTAACCTTCAACCTTTCCATTTGATACAGCGAATCAATCTGCATTGCCGTATCATACCAGTACAACATGCTATTGAAGTTGAGATTGAAAAGCTGCCTGTCGTAGGTTGTAAGTTCTGGTGTAAAACCCTGCTTTATGAAGTGAGTCGGACTTTTTGAGGGTTGACCGAAACTTGACATCGTTATCAGTAGCAGAAGCAGAGAGAATGTTATAGGTTTCATTGCGGTAGATTTCATTTGTGATTTGTTGCTTTGTGATAATGGTATCTTGTTCGACCTGTAGCGAATCAATTTTTAAGAATAGACTATCCGTTTTAGCGTTATTTATTTCAATGATTTGGTAGAGCGAATCGTTGATGTCTTGTAACCTTTTTATAGCTGGATTTGTTACGGGCTTATTGCACGTTTTGAATCCGGTTATAATCATAACACCAGCGATTGTGATTGCTGATAAGTACAGCACAAGTCTTCTTAGTTCTTTTTGCCCCATCGTGTGATGTGTAAGTTTTTGGTTAATGGTCGAATCTTGTAATACACCCCATCGCGCGACCGACTGTCACGCATGCCTTGATCATTAGTGTTGCCTTCAATGGTGCGCACTGAATACTTGCCTATCCTGTCAACGATGCCAGTGTGACCAATGCCTTTATATCGTTGTTTCCGAAAGTTTGGATAACTCAAAGTCATGACAAGCACATCGCGATCACTAAACGTTTGAAGAAATTTGCCATCCGTAAATATCACATCGCGCTTATTGTATGCAGTAGGTGACCAACCTGTGATGGTGTTCGGTATGCCACACTCATTCAGCATAGCCATGACAAAGAAACTGCACCATGCGTAACCGGGCAACCATCCTTCCTGCTTCATCAATACTTGCAACGCGGCATCGTTGAAACCTTTATTGTTTCCACCCTTCTCTTTTACACCGACAAATGATGCAGCCGTAGTCCTTACGCAGTAGCCGTCATCAGCATTCGCAAAATAAACAGGAATGCAGCAAAGTAGAATGCATATAAGAGCAGGTACAAGACAACCTTTTGCCATGTGGTGAGATAGGTGTTTAGTTCATACTTAATTTCTTTGCTATACACTTCGCGCTGTAGCGCCCTAAAATTGAAACGAATTCCCAAAAACGTAACGAAGTTAGCAAACACCATGATGAGTGAAGCTAAGACGATGTATTGCACGTATTCGGTAGATATAAGCGCATCACCAAAGTATTCACTGCTCAATGCACCTGCAATCAGGAACACTGCAAACGCAATCGGTATCGACCACAAGCCATCGAACAACTGAAGGTTGTATCGAATGAACTTGTAAGTAATACTTGACTGTTCACTTTTTGGTTTTGTCTGCTTCTTTGTTGCCATTGCTTCGTAGTTTTAGTGAAAGCTCACGCTCATACTTGCGCAAACGTTCAGTGTAATCTTGTTTCAGTGTCTTCTTTTCACTCATGGTATACGGTTAAGGATGTTACGTGAGTAAGTAGGGCGAAAGCTGGTTGCAGTATTGCCTGTGCTGAACTGATAATTCAGTGTGTTAGTCACATCTGTTCGCGGTGAACGGTCAGGCCATTGCGCTGTGCTGTATTCAGGGAACAAACTGCTGTTAGCACATAAGTAATCGACTAACAAAGTGGTGTAATGCTCCGCATTTTGGCGTGCTCGGTCAATCATATCCTTCATAACCAAGTCCGAAACAGGTACAGTATCTTCACTTTGACGTTGTACCAGCGTGCCGTTGTCCATGCGGTAGCATAGGTTAGGTGTAACATCCACCAATACCCACCAAAGTAGCATTTTTTGGATGTAATCTTCCAGCAGTATTTGATAGTTTCCTGCAATGGTATTGTTAGCCACGTCATCTTTAATCTTATTGAGCAAATCAGTTCCCAAAAAGGGAAGTAGCCACTTATCTTGCGCCAAATAGATTGATGGGTAAAGAAGGTTTGGATCTACACTACCATTTATAGTAGTGTACTTCTTCACGTAGTTCTCGGATATTAGTAATACTTCAGCCATAGTTTTATTTATTGATTGCCGTAAATAGGATTGGTTGGAAGGAAGCCGCTGTAAGGCATGTCTTCAGGAAGCTTTGCAACGAGTGAGTTATTTCGCACTTTATAGCCCATGCGTTCAGCAAGTGAAACAGCTATTCGTGTTGCATCAGGATCATTGGGGTTAATCTTTGCGCCACTTGCATCTACATACACTCGCTTCTCCCAAAAGTGCCTGCAGTTACCACCGCCTTTGTAGAACCAAATGTCATAAGTGTTTGCACCTTCAGGGCCCCAACCCGGATTGACTGCTACATTTTCCATTGAAACTATATCTTCTTTGCGGTAAAGCTTGCCTGCTTCAACCATCTTTTTGCAGAATGGGCGCATATTAGCGTGAGTAAAACTACCTGCGTAAACGTAACGAGTAATAAAGTATTTGCCATCGATAATAGCATCCTGCTCACTCTTTGCCGCTGGTCTTGCTGCACCTGTACGCACTGCGAATTCATGCTCAATTTCTTCATCAGCGTTATATGCATCAATCAATATCCAATCTTCGGATGCATCTTCACCAAGTGCGATTAATGCATCGCCTACTGTGCTCTCATCAAAGTCAGCATCTACTTTTTTTTTTAATTCAACACTTGATTGAATCACTTCAGTAGGTTGCAGTGAACCTGGCATAACATCAGCAAAGATTGCATCAATAGTAACAGGTGGCAATGTTGGGAATGCAGCTTGTACGATTGCCTTTGCACTGCTCACAGGAACAGCACCCGCTGCACTTTGCATTACAATGTCCACAAGTGAACTAATCTGCGCACTATTTAAAGCAGTAGCTGCTACATCTGCAGTAGTTCCACCTGTTGTATCTGCAATAACTTCTGCCTGCTCAACTGCCAATGGTGTGTTTGGTATAATCTCAAAGCTTACACCGGGCATTTGAGTGCTCAATAATTCTTCTAAGCTGTAGTTAATCTTTGCCTGATACGGCTCAATTACTTGCTTGTTGAATATCTCCAAACCAACAGCCATTTCATCTTTGTTACTGCCGAATCCAGTGTTCTCGCGAATACCAAATAGAAGCGGAGTGGTAACACGATGCGCAGTGATAATCTTTTGCTGCGCTGTATCATTCATCAATGCATATTGCTTGTCTGCATCGTTTACAGGGAATGGTGTAATCTCAGTTTTAGGTTGATCGCGCTCATTGAAAAACATCACAACCTTTCCAGCGTTACGCGCTCCCGACATTTTGTTTTCCCAATCCATCATCATTTGCTGCTTCTGCTCAGGTGTTGCCTGACCATTGTAGAAGTTAATGATAGTTGAAGGAAATAAGCCGTTTGAGATTTGATTGATGTGGAATATAGATATCTGCTTATCTAATTCGATATAGTTAATTGCGCTCCAATAATCGGGGCGTGGATATGAATCACTACCTGTGTACGTAAAACACCAATAGATTTGACGTGGCTCTTGCTCACGTGTCAAATAGTTATACTTCGGTATGAATTCGGGAGTGTTTCTTTTCTTACGTGTGTTGGTCCAATCGTAGCTGTGAAAGATTCCTATTTCAGTATCGTCATCTTGATTGACTGCAATGCGGCATTCTTCAAATGGTATAGCATTTAGCTTTGATATAACCGTTCTGTCATTGCTCCAAATGACTTCAATATAAAACCCACCGAACAACTTTAAGTCGTGAGCACATGCATAAGTTAAACGATCTATGTTTAATGCATCTAATTCGGCTTGGTATTGCTCCGACTGAATACCCTTACCAGCTATCATGTCACCGATAGCCACAACGAGTGAACCATGCACAGGCGATTCGTGCGCCAAATCGCGCAGGTATTGCGGAAAGTCGTTTGCATCTCCGTAATTAACCCATCCCTTTCTGTCTACCTTTTCTGCATCGCTCTTTGCTACGTATTCACTAAGCTTCAGCGAAACTATATTTGATTCGTTATGGTTCATAGATTATATCGTTTGGAATGGTATTGATTGGCACATCAAACCAAGTTGTGTTGTCATTTAAAACAGCATAACCACGCTCAACAATGCCAACAACTGCGGCATCGGTAGGATTGGTATTGCTGGATGAATTTTGTCCGTACACTTCGTATCGGTATCTACCTGCCAAAGTTAAACCAACTGTGCTAATTGTCAGCTGTGTTACACGAACCGTTTCATTAACAATCGTGGCTACCTGTGCAAGGTCATTCCCGGTTGTGCTATTTTCTTCGTGTGTGAGAATGATTAGGTAGTGCGTGAATGCTGTGCTGTAATACTGTCGCGCTTCGTCAAGTGATAGATACACTTGCTGGTTGGCTGTATTTGTGTTTAGATATATCATTAGCTTCTTTAATTAAAAAGGGCAAGTCAAAGATAACCTGCCCTTTTCTTCAATACAACAAGACACACAGAACGGAAAACAAAGCTTAGTAAGCAGGACTT